CTCTAGTTTTCTGACTACAATCTTTTTCTTTGGCGTGTTCTCTTTCATTTTCTAAATAATAAGGTCCAATCAGTGGGTATTGTCAAGCGTTTCTCAAGCGTGTATCCATACTCAGCAAAGAATTCGATCCATTCGTCTACCTGCTTTATGTTAATATGTCCCCACCATGAGTCAAATTCTGGAGTGGTAGTGTAAGGAGTCGATGAGAAATACAAGTATTTTGCCTCGATGCTCTCCATATATTCGTTGATCTGCTCGTCTGTTAGGTGCTCAAATACTTCGATTGTGACGATCATCTGAGCGTGGCTAGGGTAATCGCCTAGATCATGCAAATTAATCCCTCTAGATCGAGCGAAATCTCTGTGATATTTATTAGGCTCAATCCCGTGGTAGGTAATTCCTTTGTGCTCCAAGCATTCGCCTAGAGTTCCCATTCCAGCGCCGATCTCGATCACCGTCCTAGCATAGTTTTTTATTATGTTAGCCGTTCCGTCCATGAGTGCCCAGTAGTCTGGATTCTCTGGCGTTACACCTATGCTGATCTCATGATCGAAGAATTCCTTATCAGTTGCTTGCATTATCTATCTGGTCTAATTTTCTGATCGCCCACTCAATACCTTCTGTCCCTCCCCAGGCGTCCCACATTAGGCCACCGCATCCTTCACCATAATCGACGTCTTTATTTTGTTGATGACGTTTGAATGATGCCATCCTAGCGATCGTATCTCTGGAGATCGGCTCCTTGTTAGCCAGCTGATTTGCTCTGATCTTTCCTACCGCAGTACCGCATGATCCCCAGCCATTTTTCTCAGCCCATTTCAATGCCCGCTTAGCATTATCGACTGCGCTCTGTGGATAGTCAGTGTAGGAATCCTCAGCGAACTTAATCCCTTTCGTATCTGTGTTAGAATTTACCAGATCGATCTCCTTTAGATTATTATCGTAATGGATCCCGATACCTAATCGCTTAATCGTCTCCCACTTGTAAGATCCATTTGTGAAATAGATATTTGATCGTTTTATCCCTATATTATCAGCTAATTCGATCACTGCTTTGTCAGCAGTCTTCTGACGTCTAGTTATTATATAAACGTCCTTCCCTTCTGCAATTAATTTCTTCGCTAGTTCCTGACCTCGATCAGTGTCTAGCGTGTCATCAAAATCGAATGAGATTTTATTGCTATCTGCCTGGTAAGCTCCGCTAGCTAAGATCGCAGTCCAAACTTCGTCAGCTTTCTCTTTGGTGTCATAGATACAAGCACCTTCACCGATCCGATATTTTCCGTTATTGCATTTTAAGACTGGCATTTTTATTCTATTAGTTTTGAGTAAATAGCAAACCTTGCCTCATTAATTTTGAAGATATCGTAATGCTTGCGGACAAACTCTCCGTTTGACTTACCGTAGTCTTCCCGCATCTGCTTGCTAAACGCCATTCGTTTGATGTCTCGCTCCCAATTATCTACTTCAAAGATAGTCGGGATATCGTCATAAGGTGCTCGCTTGTAGGTCAGGATCGGTATATTCTTCGCTCCTGCTTCCAGCGCCTTTAGGTTTGATTTAAGGCGATTAAATTTATTATCTAGCAAAGGAACCAAAAGCATGTCAGCCTCCAGGTAGAAATTCATGTATAGATCCACTGGCAAGGATTCGATGATCTTATATTCAAGCTTCTCGTTTGCAGTGTAGATATTTCCTATTTGCTTCCAGTGCCACTCATTGTAATTATTCCAGCCACATAGTAACATTCTGGCGTTCTCTCTAAATACCCTGGACTTAGCCAGCTCTGCGATCGGTTTCTTCAGTTGCTGGATGTCTGGATAATGAGTAATCGATCCAGTGTGAGCGATCGTCACTTTCTCATTCTCCTTTTTTACATCTGTAAACTGGTCCTTGTCAAACGGCAAGGCATTAGGAAGGATCTCGCAGTTTTTATTTATTTGGATTATCTCTAAATAAAGTCGATTGTGAGTCGTGGTCACCAGGTCCGCGTGTTTGATATAGTCACGGATGATCCTAGTGATCCCAAGTCTGCGATAGGTCCCAGCGCTTAGGTGCTTATCGAATAGGATCCAATAGTCATCGATATCGATCACCAGTTTAAATCCAAACTTAGCTCGCCACTCCAGGAGCTGAAGCAAAGGAACCGATTCTAGGAACCTATTCACCACTACGACGTTGAAGTTTTTCTCCTTCAATAGGTCCTCTGTGATCGTGTCTGTGATCAGGCAGTATTCCTTCTCCATGATCGACAAAGGAAGCGCCAGCCTGTGATAGGTTACACCACTATTTTGACTTCCTACCGCGAGGATTCTTAGCTTGGATTTTGTCATTTGGTTGGTTGGTTTGGTTAGTCTGGATCACTGCCTGCGCTTGCTTGGATGCCATAACATTTTCGTAGTGATGCTTTAATCGTTTGAGCATGTCAAACACACAAGCCCCACAGAAAGCGTTTAGGTAGAATCCTGAGTCTAGCGATCTCTGATAAATACGAGTGTATTCGTCAAGGATTTGGTGCTCAAGATTTCGAGTGTAGCCCAGTGCTACGGTCTCAAAGTTAATGATATTATCCTGGATGAATTTAATGTCTTGATCTGTCATTATAATTTTGTCATTATGATTCTAAATAATATGGGAGCGATTACACCAGCTCCAAAGGTGATTGCTATTACCTCAGCCAAAAGTACTGGAGCCCACATCAATCCAAGTGCTACCCAGAATCCCAGGCATGGCGCGCAGTTGAATGGCTTGAAGTTTAGCTTTAGATCTAGGTGCAAGTTGTTCATCTGGAAGAACGTGACGAAGGCCACCGAGGCAAGTAGTTGAATCATACAATCTCGATTTTATAGAGGGCTTCTTGCACCTCCAGGTGATAACATTTGTCATCCATTCTGGTACAATAGTCCAGGAACTTCTGACATATAAACAGAGCGCATTCACGCGCCATCAATTTTGATCCAGTAAAATAAAGGCAGTTATTAAACAGATCCTTCGCGAATTCTTCGGGCTTCTTATTCATCCTTGAGTTTATTCTTAATTAGCGAAATTGTCTTGACTATGGATGGATAAGGGATCCGAGTCTTTCGGTGTAGCTCCATTTGATTAAAATTTGAAGCGACATATTGATCAAGCAAGGTGTTCTCGTACCAGCAGAGATCTTTTCGCCTCTCGTCTAGTAGATCGAATAGCTTTTCTTTCTCGTCTTTCCGATCGTCGATCTGGTCCGCTATATTGTCGATCTCCTCGATTGACTCAAACTTCGCCCGAAAGTTTTTAAAGAAAGGCTGATTCATCCCAGTGCTTCTGATCATGTTAAGCATCGCGCGGACCAGGTAGAATTTAAGAGCGTTATTCTCGTGCAAGTTCCAGAACTTCTCGTCTGATAAGTTGCATAAGGAGATGAACATTTCTTGCCTTAGATCATCGCGGAGGCTAGCAGGTTGCATTTTTCTTAGAGCCGACGCTATGTCCTTGGATAGGTAGAGCTCCTCGATTATTTGGTTCCTGGTCTTTTGCACTTGCTAAGAGTTTTCGATTTCGCGTTTAAGGTACCAGATCGCCTTGTCTAGGTCCTGGATCTTATTGCCCTTCTTATTGCATCGAAGGATATATTTGACCGCGTTCCCTAGATTAAATCCTAGATCGAAAGCTTCGATCACATCGATCGACTCAAGCCCCGCTTCGCTCTTATAGTGAGGAGGATGATTGACCAGGTCAATGCTTGGAAGCTCCTGCTTAGAGTCCAGGTGCTCAATGTTTGCTATGTGTGTCATAATCAAATCGTTTGGTTATGCAAAGCTTATAAAATTAAATCGGATTATCCAAATTAATCCCGTAATTTTTAAATAATATATTCAGCTGAGTGTTAAGCCCTTCTGCTCTGATCGGATCCATGTCAGCCATCTCGATCCCTAATTTAAAGAAAGTGATCATCAAACGTCCAGCGTCCAGGTATTGATCTGTGACCTCACCGCTTGGATCTCCCTTGTACATCTCCGCCTCGATTTTTAGAAGCTCCTCCAGAGTGCTCTTAGATTTCATCTTCAGCGACTGGCGATTAAAGATCGAAGGTCTGAAGTCAGCCTCGATGTGATCGATCAGAGCGTTCAGTAGTCCCGCGTAGATAATGATCGTCTGTTTTTCTGTTAATTTATTTGCCATAATTATTCTCGTAGTATTGTTTTGCAGTTAAAGTATTTTTCAGTTCAAAGATTTCACCCACCTCACCAGACATGTAAGCTCGCATGATTTGCTCTTTTTCCATTTGTTTGGATTTATTAAATACCATTCTTAAAAAAAGTTGAGCATCTGGTGAATATACATT